ATCTGCTCTTTTTTAGGTGCTGCTAAAAAGCCCCCAAAAAGCCTCCGGCTGCCTCTCCCTTTTTGTTTCAGAGAAGGTAAGGGCAAGGAGCCTCCGGCCTCTCTTTTATACTAAGAAAAAAAAAGGGAGGAAATGTTTGGGGTCACGCCAGCAAAGCTGCCCAAGCTGCAAACCCCAAGAGCTCAAAGTCACAAGGCCTCCCATATATGGACTGGAATGTCAAAACTAATGAAACGTGTAAACAAGAGACAACTAATTAAGCAACTCATGGAAATGATTGAACTTATTACTGTGCTTATTGATGAGGGGCCTACACTGTTTTGTGCTTGTGTGGACAGTCCAGATGGGGTTAATGAAGAGATGTCTGAGCAGGAGATTTTTGATCAGATTGCTAAGTGTCAGCTATTTTTGACTGAAGTCATAAATCAGAAAACTACAAAAGCAGAAGTGCGTGCAGCTGCACTGCAAACAACAGGAAATCTGGCTGACAGCCCAGACTCTGCGGTTGGCTTGGCAGACCGCCCAGCGGGCTGGGTTAATGGAGCACGTCCAGTTGATGTTATCATGGAAGAGGCAACATGCCAACCGGCATCCTGCCCAGCTAATTGTGGGACGTGCCTTAATTTTATGGCACTGGGCCTAACCACGAGTTTGCTGGCGCTAGATTTGAAACGGGAAGGAACCTCCCTTCCTCATTGTGGTCAAACTGCTTTTGGGTGCCATCCAGACCAAGCGCGGCCTTCTCAAACTGAGAGAAAAGCCTTCTGAAAATTTTAAGGTACTGTTAATTTTTAATAAGAATCCTTCTTTTATAGGGATGGGATCGCAATGGGAGCTTTCTTGGCCATCTTAGCAGAGGTAGTTGAGCTCTCAGCAGCCACTGGGCTTTCTGCAGAAGCTATAATTTCAGGAGAAGCGTTTACTACAGCAGAACTCTTACAATCTCATATTGCAAATTTGATGTGGACTGGCCTCACTGAGGCAGAAGCTCTTTATGCAGCAGATATTGTTCCTGAAGTCTATGCAGCTCTTCAGCAACTAACTCCAAATTTTCCTCTGGTCTTTGGAATTGTAGCTGGAGGAGAATTTCTGTCAATCAGAGGCATCACTGTTACTGCTGCCACTTTAGCTGCTCTTTATCCTTATTCCTATGATTACAGCATACCTGTGGCTAATCTTAATATTAATATGGCTCTTCAACAGTGGTTCCCTCCTATTGATATTGATTTTCCTGGACTGGTTCCCTTTGCTAGATTTATAAATTATATTAATCCTATGAACTGGGCCCCAGATTTGTTTGCTCAGCTAGGAAGATATTTTTGGGACAATACAAGACAAATAGGGTACGCTACTACTGATTTGGCTCAAAGAACAGGTACTACTCTAGAGGAAATGCTGGCAAGATTTTTTGAAAATGCAAGGTGGGCTGTTTCCAATCTTCCTGCTAATGCCTATGCAAGCCTCAGAGACTACTATACAGAGTTACCCTCTTTGAATCCTCCTCAAATCAGAGCTGTTCAAAGAAGACTTGGAGAAGCTATGACTGACAGGTTTCATTTGCAAGAAACAACCTCTAGGCCTGAGTCTGGCCATTATGTGGACAGATATCAGGCACCTGGAGGAGCAAAGCAAAGATCAGCTGCTGATTGGATGCTTCCTTTACTTTTAGGGCTTTATGGTGATATAACTCCCGCTTGGGGAGCAGATATACAGCTTGTGGAGGAGGAGGAGGACGAAGATGGCCCCCAAAAAAAGAAGTTCAAGGGCAGCCGCTCCCGCTCCCGTTCCCAGGCTTCTAATAAAAGGGGGCATAGAGGTCCTAGACATTCGAACAGGCCCAGGAAGCGTTACTGAGATTGAACTTTTTCTAAATCCAAGAATGGGAGAAGAGGCAACATCTGATTATTATGGTTACAGTGATAACATAACTGTTGCTGCAAGCTGGGCTGCAGATAATCCTGGGAAAAAAGAGCTGCCATGCTATAGCTGTGCTAGAGTAAACTTACCTATGCTTAATGAAGATATGACTTGTAACACAATTTTGATGTGGGAAGCTGTCAGTGTAAAGACTGAGGTTGTTGGTATAAATAGTCTGGTTAATGTTCACAGTGCTGCAAGAAGAGTTTTTGATGATAATGCAGGTGCTTCTTTTCCTATCGAGGGCATGAACTATCATATGTTTGCTGTGGGGGGTGAACCTCTTGAGCTCCAGTTCCTTGTGGAAAATCACCAGTGTAATTATCCACAAGATTTAACTGTAACTAAACCTGCTCCAAAAACTGCTCAAGTGCTTGACCCCAAATTGAAGGGCAGGCTAGATGCTGATGGTAAATACCCCGTGGAGGCCTGGTGTCCTGACCCCTCAAAGAATGAGAACACCAGGTATTTTGGCAGCTACACAGGTGGCCTCAATACTCCCCCTGTGCTAAATTTTACAAATACTACCACAACTATTTTGCTTGATGAGAATGGGGTGGGACCCCTCTGTAAAGGTGATGGTCTTTTTCTATCTGCTTGTGACATTGTTGGCTTCTTTACCCAGCATGATAAGAAGATGAAATTTAGGGGGCTTCCTAGATATTTTAATGTGCAGCTAAGAAAGAGGGAGGTGAAGAACCCCTACCCTGTAAGCAGCTTGCTAAATACCCTGTTCTCAAATATTATGCCCAGAGTTCAGGGGCAACCCATGCAAGGACCCACTGGCCAGGTGGAAGAAGTAAGAGTGTATGAGGGGGTAGAGACTTTGCCAGGAGACCCAGATATGGTGAGATTCAGAGACAAATATGGAGATGAGCATGTTGTTCCTGGTGTGTAATCTTTATTGAAACAATAAAAAGCATACAATTTTTTATAAATCACTGTGTCATTGACATTGAATCAAACCCACTATCATTTTCCTGACAGCTGTGTTTGGTACTCTGAGTAGGGGGTTGAGGGCTGCTCGGGGGGGAAGAAAGGGGAGAAGCTGGGGGAGTCCCTCCAGCTCTTTTGGTTAAAATGTTAATGCCAGCTAAAACATTTTCTTTCATCTCCAGATAACGGGAATCCCCTACTTCCCTGTCAATCCTCTCCTTCCACTCATTGACAAGGGGGTGGAGCTCTTCTTTAAACTCAGAGGTCTCTAAGTGATAGATTAGTAGGAGGAGCAATGTGACTCCACTCTGAAGAATTCTGAATCTCATTATTTCTTCTGTTTGTTTCAGGCTGTTATGTAAACAGACTTGAGGTTTAAAAGAAAGCATTTTGGTAAATCTAGCTTTCAAGGTAAAAGGTACAAAATATTCATTCATGGTTACAATTCCTGGAGGAAAAATCTGAGTTCTTTTGTTCAAGTGCTTTTTTTCTAAGTTGACTTTAACACTGCCATCAAGATAATCTCTGAGGTTATCAAGATTACTGACCCCTTGACCACTTGGAAGGTCTTTATTTCCAGAAGGCTGCCCTTTCACATCTTCAAAAACCACAGTAAACTGGTCAATTGCTACCCCAAGCTCAAAATTGATCTTATCAAAAGGTAAATTAATGTTTAATGCCTTCCCCCCGCATAAATCAAGGAGGGCAGCTGCCAGAGTGGTTTTTCCACTATTTACTGGGCCTTTGAACAACCAATATCTTTTCTTAGGGATGTTATAAACTATGCATTTGAGGTATGCATAAATAATATTTGCTATTCCTGTAGGGAACAAACAGTCAAACCATGCTACCCCACCCATGAAATGCTCCAAGTTTGCTGACCCCAGGCTTCCAAACATTAAATCCATTTTTTCAAAATGCTTTTTAAATTTGTTTATCAGTAACTGCTCTCTAGAAAGGACAAGACTTTCCACTCTTAGTTTTGCTACAACAGCATCTACAGCTTGCTGGCAGATACTTTTTTGGTTTTTACAGTCTGCAAACAAGAGAGCATTCTCAAAATGTAATTTATGAAAGTTATAATGGTTTGGTAGTATTTTGTTAGCACATTTGGAACAGTTTTCTGGCTCTTCTTGAAATTCAAGATATAGGCCCATGAGCAAATGGACGTCCTCACACATGATTGCCAAAGCAAACTCACTGACTTTCTTCCAAGATACACATTTTACATCTTCCACCTCCTCAGCATTAAAAAAGTTTTCAGAAAGGCCTCCAGGAACAGATTCTTCTAATAATTTAAAGGGATCTCTACACAGAGCACTGTAACAGAGATATTCCTTAATCACAGCCTTTACAATCACAAAACTAACACTGCAAAATTTCAAAGAAAAATTATTGATAGCACTTACTCTATGCTTATTAGGTGTGAGAAAATACAAGATGTTATTCATTTCAAAGCTGTGCCTACTGATAAACAAAGGATGAAATTTATCAACAATTTTTTTGTGCAGAAAAGGCCCTTTCTCCTTAGTGGTGTAAATCACAAAACAGCATTGAGTCTTATTACTAAAGATAGCTTGGCTAAGAAAGTCCTTTAAGCACTCAGGTAAATCTCTAGGATTATCTTGCCTCTTCTTCTTCTTGGGTGGGGTACTCTGAGAACATCCTGGCTCCTCTTCATCAGACTCCTCCAGGTTCTCATGGCAGTGAAGATCTTTATTAAAATGCTGCCACCAGGAGTCCCACTCAGGGGTCCCATAACTGGGAACCTATAAAAGATAAAATTTAGAACTTAGAACCTCCTCTGCCCCCCGAAGAAGACGGAAAGACCCCTGTTTACCTTAGAGATTCAGCTCTCTCATAGGTGTTTGTCCAAGAATCTTTACCCAGAGAAGAAAGGCATCAAAGGTTCTTTCAAGTCCAAACCACTGTCTGAAGCAGTCAAAGCAGTAGCACTTTATCCAGCAATTGGGGCGTCCGAACCCCTTACTCAGATTATGAGAGACCCTCAGGCGGCACATGAGGCAGTAGCAATTTCTGGCTCTCCCTGTAGAGCAAATATCCCAATCTTGCATATACATAGAATCAACAGGGCAGCAATCAGAACCCACCTCATCAGCTCTCCAGCTATGAGCCCAGAATTCCTCATCCTGGACATCTTTGAGGTGGTCTTCCAGCTTTTTGTAAAGAGACATGAGAGTTTTCATCTGCTCTTCATTGCCTCCTTTGTCTGGGTGCAAAATCTTGCATTTTTGCAAAAAAGCTTTTCTCATAGCTGGAAGATTCCCATACTGCACCATAGGAAGCCCTAAAAGCTCCATAAGCTGTTGGCTTTCTTCCCTGGTTAATGCTTTATCCAT